GGAGAACAAAATTATGGCATCAACTTATACGGCTCTCGGTGTAGAACTAATGGCAACTGGTGAAAACGCCGGTACATGGGGAACAAAAACTAACACTAACTTAAACATAATCGAACAAATTTCTGGTGGATTTACTTCTCAAGCCGTTGGAGATTCTGGAACACCAACAGCTCTTACAGTTTCTGATGGATCAACTGGTGCTGCTATGTCTCACAGAATGATTGAACTTACAGGTACAATTTCTGGAGCTAGAGTTGTAACAATTCCTTTAGATGCACAAACATTTTATTTTTTAAGAAATTCAACATCAGGTGCTTACACAGTACAGTTTAAATATGCTTCTGGTTCAGGAGATTCATTTACTTTTTCAGCAACAGATAAAGGTGATGCTGTTGTATTTGCTACTGCAAATGATGGAACTAACCCAGACATTTACACTTTACCAGCTGGTACTGTTACTCTTACTGGAACACAAACTTTAACAAACAAAACTTTAACTTCACCTAAAATTGGTACTAATATTTTAGATACTAGCGGAAACGAATTAATTAATTTTACTGCAACAGGTTCAGCAGTTAACGAACTTACTATAGCTAACGCAGCTACAGGAGTTACTGGACCAGTTATTTCAGCAACAGGTGAAACTAATGTTGGTATTAACATTAACCCTAAAGGCTCAGGAGTTCTTAACTCAGGAGGATCAGCGGTTAAAATTGCTGGTAAAGAAACTATATGGGTTCCAGCTACAGCTATGTATGGACCAACAACTAACCCTGCAGACGCAGCTTTAGTTGAAACAACAGCTACAAGACCAGATTTAAACGTATTTGATTTTGATGCTGGTACAAAACAATATACTCAATTTACAATAGGAATGCCAAAATCATGGAATGAAGGAACAGTAACTTATCAAGTTTACTGGTCTCCAAGCACAACTAATACAGGTAACTGTATTTTTGGTTTGCAAGGTGTTGCATGTGCAGATGGTGACACTATTGATGTTGCATACGGAACAGCAATAGATATTACAGATGCAGGCATAGGAACAGTTGAAGACCAACAAGTTTCAGCTGAAAGTAGTGCAATAACAATTGCGGGTTCTCCTGCAGCAGGTGAACAAACTTATTTTCAATTATATAGAGATGCGGCAGCCGGTGGAGATACTTTTACTGGAGAAGCAAGAGTTCTAGGTATTAAACTATTTTATACTACTGACGCAGCTAACGACGCATAAGGAGAATAAAATATGGCTTTTGGATATCAAGTTTTAGGATTTGGATCAGGCGGTGGTTCCACTGTCTACGACGTTAATTATTTAGTGGTTGCCGGGGGCGCGGGCGCAGGAGCCGGCGGCGGCGGAGGAGCGGGAGGATTTAGAACTTCTGAAGATTCTGCTCTTATGGAAGTAGAAGCAGGCGATTATACAATTACAGTTGGTAATGGCTCAGGACCTGTTCCAGGAAACGACAGTTCACCAAGAGCTGGCAATTCAGTTTTTAATACTATCACGTCAACAGGCGGCGGTGGATCAGGATATGGTAACCCAGAAGAGGATGGTGGAAGTGGTGGAGTCCAAAATGGACTAGGAAACACTCCTCCTGTAAGTCCACCTCAAGGAAATGATGGCGGAGCACAAATTCAATCCGGTGGCGGCGGAGCCGGTGGCGGTGGAGGAACATCTTCTCCAGGTGGAGGAGCCGGTGGAGTTGGAAGAGACAGTTCTGTATCAGGATCTGCAGTAGAATACGCTGGCGGTGGAGGTGGCGGAGGCTACATTCCAAACCCAGCCCCAGGACCGGCACAAGATGGCGGTGGATCTGGAGCCGGAAGAACAGGCGGAGGATCTAATGGAACCAACGGAAAAGGCGGCGGAGGCGGCGGAATGGGCTTTGATGGCTCTCCTCCAAACGGACAAGGCGGTTCAGGTGTTGTAATCGTTAGCGCTCCAGCAGACGCAACTTTATCTGTTTCACCAGGAACAAACACGACATCAACTGCTCCAGGCGGACAAAAAATAGCTACCTTTACAGTGTCGGGGACACTTACAGTAGCGTAATGGCAACTTTTGCAGAATTAAAACCAAGTAATAATGTAGTTCTTAGAACTGTTAAAATTGGTAATGATGTACCAACATCGGACGGTCCTTTAGGTGAAAATGACATGCACCCTGATGGAGAAACTTATTGCACTAATCTTCTTGGCGGCATATGGAAACAATGTTCATCAACAGGAGCATTTAGAAAACAAAATGCAGGAATAGGTGATACTTATGATTCGGTTAAAGATAAATTTATTAGACCTCAACCACATCCTTCATGGACACTAGATTCTAATGATGATTGGCAAGCTCCAGTAACAAAACCAACAGATGAAAGTTTAGTGGTAAGTGATACTGTAATATTAAGATGGCCTTTTTGGAATGAAGAAAATTACAGATGGCAAAGCGAGAATGTTTTAGAAGACCCAATGACTGCTTATCACTGGGATACAAACACCAATACTTGGGAAATTAGTTAGTCTTTACTTTTTAGTTATTATCAGTTAAATATATATTCATAAGAAAGATTATGAATATAATAAATTTATTTCCAACACCAGTATGTGTTAAGTACTTAGAACCTTTATCTAAATTAGTTTTACAAAAAATTTTTAAACATGAAACAAAACATGATTGGCAGTTTAATGTTTTAAAAAGTAAAAACACATATATCTTAGAAGAAAAATTTCTTAAAGATTTAAAAAAACAAATTGATTCTTTTATTCAGGAATATGTTAGTGAAATAATAAAACCAAGTAAAAATTTAAAATTTTATATAACTCAATCTTGGTTAAATTACACCGGTAAAAAACAAATACACTACCCACATTTTCACCCTAATTCTGTTATATCTGGAGTTTATTATATAAATGCAGATCCAAAATTAGATTTTATTTTATTTAAAAAAAATGTTTATGATCAAATAAAAATATATCCTTCAGAATTTAGTATACATAATTCTGATACTTGGTGGCTACCTGCAGCTACAAATAAACTTATTTTGTTTCCTTCTTCTTTAATGCATGAAGTTGGTAATGTTGAAAAAACTCATGGTAAAAGAGTGAGTTTAGCTTTTAATGTTTTTGTAAAAGGAGACTTAGGCTCAAAAGAAACTTTAACTGAATTACGGATATGAACATATTAGGACTACAAAAAAATCATAACTCATCTGTTGCTTTATTTTGTGATTTTAAATTGGTTTATTATAATCAAGAAGAAAGATTATCTAAAATAAAAAACGACAGTTTTTTTCCATTACACATTTTAAATGAAATAAAAAAATTAAATATTAAAATAGATAAAGTAGTTGCTACAGGATATAATACTATTGATGCCCATACTATTTATGGGTACATGTATAAAATAGGTTTAATTGATTCAGTCTATGACAACACCTTTCATTTTTATAAATCACATCATTTAGTCCATGCTGTAAAAGCAATGTACTCCTCTAATATGGAAAAAGCATTAATATTAGTGGCAGATGGAAGGGGATCTACTTATTTATTAGATAATGGAAAACAAGGTCATGAAGTTTTTTCTGTTTATAACGCTAGTATAAAACACGGGTTCGATTGTTTATATAAAAGATTACAAACAACTTTAGAAGGCCATGGAGCTAAAGTAAAACCAGAAGAAATATATGGTTTTGATTTTGTTAGGCCCGCTGTTACACTTAATTATTTTAAAAACTTTGATGTAGATCATAGACCTGTGTCAGGTGCTTTTTATAGTAGAATGACTAATCATCTAGGTTTCAAAACAAATGATGAAGGAAAATTAATGGGTTTACAATCTTATGGAAAGCCAAACAAGAAAATACAGAATATATTGTCACAAGATAATTTATTTAATAATAAACATGAAAGAAATAAACAAGTTAATTTTGTTCTAAACCTTGAAAAATATCCAGAACTTTACTACCATAAAAAATTAGGTTTTAAACAAATTCATTACGACATAGCATACGAAGCTCAAAAACAATTTGAAAAACAAATGGTTGAAACATTAGACAAATGTATAACCAATCAAAAAAATATAATTATTACGGGAGGTTGTGGTTTGAACGTAGTGTTTAACTATAGACTTAGAAAAGCATTGCCTAAAGATATTAATTTATATATCGATCCTTTATGTGGTGATGAAGGCAATAGCATAGGTGCAGCCATAACATTTGGTAAATACTGTGGGACACGAAATAATTTTGATAACATTTATTTAGGACCTGAACCTGTTTACAATATGGAAAAAGGAAATGATAAAATAAAAAATGTTGTAAAACATTTAATAAATAAAAAAATTGTTGGTTTATATCAAGGTAGAGCTGAAGCGGGGCCCAGGGCTTTAGGAAATAGATCTTTGTTACTAGATCCTAGGATTAAAGATGGTAAAGATATAATGAACAAAGTTAAAAACAGAGAATGGTTTAGACCTTTTGGTGCATCAATTCTAGAGGAAGAAGCAGACAAGTGGTTTGACATGGCAGGATTAAAAGAATCTCCGTATATGTTGTATGCTGTTGAAGCTAAAAAAGGCGTTAAAGATAAAATCCCTGCAGTTGTACATGTTGATAATACTTGTAGAATACAAACAGTTAATGAAAAACAAAACCCGGTATTATATAAATTATTAAAATTATTTAATGAAAAAACAGGGGTGCCTATATTAATGAACACTTCTTTTAATTTAGCAGGGGAACCATTAATAGAAACTCCAGAAGACGCAATTAATACTTTTAACAAATCAGATATAGATTACATATATTTTGCAGACATAGAAAGGATTTATCAATAATGAATTTAAAACATAATGTATGGTTTTTTAGAAATGTTTTAGATAAGACATGGTGTGATAATGTAATAAAAAAATATAAAACTTACGCTGTAAAAAAAGGTAAGATTGGTGGAGACGGCTCAAAACTAAAAGCCTCTGAAAATAAAAAACGTAGAAATTCTTCTATAGCATGGGTCGGTGATAAAGAAATTTATCAAAAAATAGATCCTTATGTTCATACAGCAAATAAAAATTCAGGTTGGAATTTTGAAGTTAGTTGGTATGAAGAAATGCAGTTTACTAAATACTCAAAAGGCCAATACTATAATTGGCATATGGATATGTTTCCTCAACCTTATACTAAACATCGGTTTCCACAGTATGAAGGAAAGATAAGAAAAATATCGTGCAGTGTTATATTAAATGACCCTAAAGAATACAGTGGAGGTGATTTAGAAATAGGACATACAAATAATTTTGAAACTAGTTTAAACAAAAATAAATTAAATTTAAGTAAATACAATTTAGGACAAGGTTCTATTATTTTTTTTCCTGGATTCATATGGCACCGTGTAACTCCCGTGACTAAAGGAACAAGATATAGTTTAGTAATGTGGACAATAGGGAAACCATATGTTTAATAAAAATAAATATCAGATATGTAGAAATATAATTAGTGAAGAACTAGCTAGTTTTTTATTTAATTATTTAAGAATAAAAAAACAAACATTTTATTCTTTAAAAAGATTAAACATAAATAATAAACTGTTGGGTTCTGATGGTGACGAGCAAGCACCGGGAAGCTATTCTTGTTATTCAGATATTGCTATGGAAACATTATTAGCAGCTACTAATGAAACACTAGAAAAAAAAACAAAACTTAAGTTATCTCCTACCTACACATATACTAGGTTATATAAAAATGGAGACATTTTAAAAAAACACAAAGATAGATTTAGCTGTGAAATCTCTGGTACTTTAAATTTAGGTGGTGACATGTGGCCCATATATCTAGAAGATACTAAAGGAAAAACAATTAAAGTTGAGTTAAATGCAGGAGATGCATTATTATATTCTGGAACTATCTTACCTCATTGGAGAAAACCTTTTAAAGGTTATATGTGTGGGCAAGTATTTTTACACTATAATAACAAAGCAACCAAAGGATGGGACAAAAATCTTTTTGATAACAGACCTCATTTAGGATTTCCATTTAAAAGATGATAAAAATTTTAGATAATTTTGTACCTTTAAATATACAAAATAGATATATTAAATTATTAAACAGCAAAGAAATTGCCTGGTTTTATACCGACAATATTATTTACCAAGAAGAAGATAAAAAATTTATTAACTCAAACATAACTAAAACATTTGCTCTTATTCATACTCTATATGATGAAAAAGGAATAAACTCTGATTACTATAATTTGTTTTCAACAATATTAAATTTTTTTGTTATTAAAGAAAAAGTTAAAATTAAAGATTTAATAAGAGTTAGAATAAGAAGAACTTTTAGAATTAAAAACCATTCTAAAGAAAAATACAACGTACCCCATATAGATGTTAAAGATCATTTGCCTTACAAAACTTTATTATACTATGTAGATGATTCTGATGGCGACAGTGTTTTTTTTAAAAATAAAATATCTGACGAAATATTATTAGATGCCGATGCTGTGGTAAATAAAAAAATATCTCCTAAAAAAGGGAGAGCTATATATTTTGATGGTGATATATATCACTCAGGAAATTGTCCTGTTGATTTTAATAAAAGAACTGTTATAAATTTTGACTTTAAAGTATGAAAGATTTTATAAAAAAACATTTAACTAATATTAAACACGCTACTAAAAAAGAAAAAGAAAAAGAACTTTGGGATGTAGCGGGTATATTAAAAAACAGGTTAAATAAAAAATTAAAATATGATCTTAGGCCATATCATACAGATGAAATAGGTCGAGATGTAAAACCACTAACTAGTAAATCTAAAGCAGATAAAATTGTTTTTGAACAACAAGATAAATGGGTGATTGTTGAAGCAGTAGAGTTGCATGGTTTTATTATTACACACAGGTTAAAAGAAGTTAATCTGGATGAAATTATTGATGCTTTGGAATGGAATATAAATATAAACAAATAAAAAATTTTCTTGATCAAGAAACCTTTAACAAAATTAAAGAAATAATATTATCTAATACTTTTCCTTGGTTTTTTAATGAATCTCAAACTTCAGGTAAAAATGATAGTTTTTTTATGGGACATAACTTTTATCATAACCATCAAAAAAATTCTATTTATTACGACACAATCATAACACCTATAATTAAAAAACTTAAAGTTAACATGATAAATGAAATAAGAGCTAATTTATTATTTAAAACTAAAAAACATATACAATCCGAGTTTCATGTAGACAAAGAGTTTTTTTGTAATACAGCTATATTTTACATAAATAAAAATAACGGTTATACTTTATTAAAAGATAAAACTAAAATTACAGTAGAAGAAAATAAACTATTAACTTAATTAATTTTACACAAAAAAATTAATTAACACAACTTATTTTCCTACAACGCTATTACTATAACAATACATAATAAAGAACCTAAAACTGAAGCTTGAA